GAGGTAGTAGTAGAGTACCTGCTGCTATCCATGAAGCAGCAACAAAACTTGTTGCAGCAGAAGTATTAGTAACGGATGACAATACTATATTGATTGCCGAATCTGGTAATATAGATATTACTAAGAAACATGAGATACTAACAACAGAAGCCAATGCTATCTTAGATGGTAAAAAGAACTTGATTTATTTGATTGATTAATATGGATAATTTATACAACGAACTACTCTTGAAAACTCAAGAAATTATAGATAAATTAGAATCTAGACAAAAGGTTGAACAAGAATTGGGGATACCTACTTCAGACGAGTTAACTAACCAATTTATAGAACAAGAAGTAGATGAAGCCACAAAAAAATATGTTAATAAGAAAGTTATGGATATGATAGATGAGCATATGAAAACTGTGATGAATAGGTGAAAACATGGTTGATGAAGTTACTTTTGTTTTGAAACTATTAGAAAATAATTGGACTCAAGCAATTAGTGACGGTGCAGGTATTAGTCAACATACTCCAGGTACTTCCGCAATTAATTTCATAGATGTTCGCTCTATTGAACCACAGAAAGGTCGAAGAGTAGATGCAGATGAAAAGGCAATAATAATAGTGTATGAAGACAATGCAACTATTAGTCACCCTACTATTGATTGGGGCGTTAGAAATGAAGAGTATTCGTTTACTATTCATCTTCGTGTTCTTCACCAAAAAGATTGGGCTGACCTTACCTTTTCACGTACTCGTCTGCAAAGTTTATATCAGATAGTCCGTCACATCATAGAGAGGAACGGGCTTAGACCGAGCGTTATTGTCGATGGAACTACATATACAGCCGAGTTAATTGAAATTACAGGTAGAAGTGAAGCCAATGATAGAGGTAAAAGATTGTTGGGTTACAAGATGCCTGTTACGATGAAAAGATATGGTAGAACTACATAAAAAAGGTGAATAAAATGACAGTAAATGAAATATATACAGGGGCAGGTGCTTCGGTTACTTTGATACCGGAAACAACAATAAAGATATCTGAATTAGCAGGTACAAGTGTGGGGGGTCAACTTCTTTTAACAACAGCCGATACAGACACTTCACTAACTTTTACTGCCACCGATACTAAAAGACTAGTACCAAATATTTACAGAGGTTGTATGGCAAAAATAGATAGATTTCACGCTACTACTGGTGCTGATGAATCTCATTCTCAAACTTTAATGATTGAGAGCAACACCGATTCAAAAATTACATTTTCTCAAGCATTACATTCATCTGGAACATACAAATACAAATGCACAATTTTACCATTTGGTGCGCCTGTAATGTCCAATAGTATAATATCAGGAAAGCCATCTTTGTTATCAGATAATTGGTTAGGATTAGTAAATACATTTACTCCACCTAGTATTGATGCAGAGATGAAACAATCAAATCTAGCATTAGGTGGAACAAGAAACTTTGGCTATCAGTACAAAGGAGCAGAAACCGTAGGAGAAGCATCACTTGATTTATCTCTGAATAATGGTTCTTGGTTATATTATGCTCTAGGTAGTATGACCTTTTCTCATACATCAGGTAACTCGAATACCCTAGCATCAGGTAAAACTAATGGTAAGGCATATGCTTTAGCATCTGGTGCAACTGATGCATATAGAGTAGAAGGTTCAGAAATATATCCTCCATTCCATGCTGCTAATCAGACAGCAGATAAAGTAAACTCAATTACAGTAACAAATGATGGTGCGGGTATTCCTTTTGCTGCTTCACAAACACTAACTATTTCTGGAGGCGGTGGTAGTGGGGCTGCCGCAAGTTTTACTTTGACTAGAGCAAAGAATGAGATTACTGTTAATGCAGCAACTACTACTAACTACGATAATAGAAGTATTACTATTAAAGCAGCAGCATCAACAACCTTAGTATATACATTTTGGTTTGATATTGATAATGACGGTGGTGCTTCGCAACCTACTGTTTCTGGTACAACAACATATGTTGAAGTTACTACAATAAGTAGTGGGGATGCAGCAGGTACAGTTGCGAGCGAACTTGCTACTATTATCAATGCACAAACAGGATTAACCGCTAGTGCTACTGGTTCAAAAATTACTGTTGAATCAACCGATGGTGGTTATTTAGCAACACCCGTTGCTATCGTTAATGGAAGCACTGCTGTTACAACTAACGAACTAGTTGTGGGTGGAGAAATAGAATCAGTTACAGTAACAAATAAGGGAACTTCTTATTCATCTGCACCAACAGTTGGTAATGTAACAACAGGCAGTATAAATGCTACATTTACAGCAGTATTAGGTGCTGATGCAAAAGCAGATTATAAAGAAATTACCGGAGATGTATCCTACACATTTACAGAAAATGATACAGGAGAATTACCATCTTTTGCATTGGAAGTAACAAATGAAAAAGGTAATGTTACTGATGCAAACTATTTCCAAGATGCAAATACACAGAACCTAATGACATATGTATATACAGGCTGTCAAGTTAATACTCTAACTTTGACTTTTGCAGAAGGACAGGAAGTTACTACATCCGTAGGTGCAGTTAGTAGAAAGGCACATCGAGCAGAAACTAATTATGTACCCAAGAGAAGAGTAAGAACTACAAGTAATCTATTCAATTTCAGCAGTACAGATTCTGACAATAACCCTTACATGTATTCTGATGGGACTATCAAAATATTTGGACAGACTCTTGGTAGAATTAAAAGTGGTAGTGTCACAATTAATAATTCAATAACACCACATCGTTACATTGGTAATTATGATAGAACAATGGCTTCAGCACATACTGCTGGACAAAGAACTTATGAAATACAATTGAGTATGCTGATAACTGATAGAACTATCTGGGACGAATTAAGAAACCAAAACGAAACTACTTCTTCAGTTGGATTGATAGAAATAGAGTTCGCTAAATCTAATACTGATAAAATTATTATGAAGTTTGATAATTACCTAACAACAGCAGTAGATGTTCCATTCCCTGATGACAAGGGAGCATTAGAAGTGTCGCTTACTGCACAGGCGAGGACACTCAACTCATGCACTTATACCGGAGATTGGATTTTACAGGGGTGAAACCTCTCAAAATAGAGCAAAAAAGACGATTCTGGTATGGTGGTGGATAAAATTATAAAAGATTCTCTAAATAGGTGGGTCTTTAGATACATGGATGGCTATAAATCAGCCATCTTAGGAGGCCGAAATTAAGTAGGTCAGCCGTTTATATTCCACTAACATTGTATGTTTGTTAGTAAAAAATTGAAGGTGGAAAAAAATATGGAAAATATAGTAAACGATAAGAACAGGCTATTTGCCGCAATAGAAACAAAGAGTTTTTCTTTGAAAGTAGATGATACTTCAGAGGATGTATTGAAGGTGTGGGTTAAAGAACCTACATGGCTTCAAGTAGAACAAGCATTAGGAACAGTAATGAAACTAGATGCTGAAACACAAAGTCTTGATTTAGACTTGAATGAAATGTATAAGTTTATGGTTGAAAACTTTATAGAAAAAACAGAACCACAACTAAGCACATTAGAATTAATGAGGCTTTCCCCGTATTTAGGAGCGCAACTAAAAGAAGTGTTACCTAACCCATTTGATGACCTAATGGGGGCTGATACGGGAAACTGAAAGATATACGCAGAGCCTTGAAAGGTAGAGAAGTAAATCCAATATTAGGCTCTCGTATTATCTTATATTCATATTGTATTTCCTTTAAGGTTAGTCCTTTAGAGGCATACAACACACCTGCTGATATAATTTTAAATATGTTAGCGATACACACAGAAGCAAAAAGATTAGAACAAGAAGAATTAGAAAAAATGAATAAGTGATTATTATGGCTGATGCTAAGGAATATGTTTCTCAACTTGCTAAAGATATGCAAGTATTAGAAAGTTCAAGCACTTCTCTTGGTCGTACTTTTGCTGAACTAGGAGGCACTAGTAATAAATTATGGACAATTGCTGCTAGATTAAGTTCTGGTTCTGGTTTTTGGAAGTTACAGGCTAGGGTTAGGTCTTTATCTAACATGTTTGAACTATATTACAAGTCACAAGATAAAGCATTAATGAAAATGTTAGAAGGGATTGATGCTTCTGAAAAATTAGCAAGTGCTTTTAGTAGAACAGAAGAAAAATATAATCTTTTTACTAAAAATACCTCAAAGATTACTAAAGCACAAAAAGATGATAGTGTATTTAAAGTGTTTAATACTAGATTACAAGATGAAGAAAAGGCATTTTACTTTACACAAAAAACCTATTCAAATGCATATAAAAAGTTTCAAAAACAAATGAAAAAGGACAATAAGGCTCTTAAAAAAGAATTAACATTGCCTATGGCTGAAAAAAGTTGGAAAGATATTCTTTCTAATAATTTTGGTTCTAAAATGTTGGGTAAAGTAGGTAAGGCTACAATGGCAACAGCAGGTTTTGGTTGGAAGCAACTTGGTCTAAAAAAATACAAGGCAGGTCAAACTATGCCTGGAGTAAGAGGTGAAGGTACTCAACGAGCCGGAGAAGGAGGAGAAAGAGTAGGTCTCTTTAAAATGCTGAAAATACATGCCGATAGAGCAAAAAAAGGAGGTAAATATAACAAGTATGTCAGAAAACAATTAAAAAAAGTTATGCCAGCGTTAAATAAAGGATTAAAGATGATTTACGGTGTTATAGGAAAGGCAATTATGGGCTTTATGGTATATATTCCTTTAATCATACTTGTATTTATGGCACTTAAAATGGCATTTAATCCTGTTAAGAAATGGGCTACAAAAAACCAAAAGTTATTTACAGATATAAAAGACCAAATTATCGACTTGTTTTATATTCTCAAATCATTCTTCAAAGCCATATGGGATGGAGATATTGTAAAGGTTTTGAAGATATGGTTCTTTGAAATAATTCCAGCAGTAGCAAAGTTATTATTTAGTGTAGGTAAGGTAATTGCGAAGGCGTTATATGTAATAGTTAAAGAAATATTGAAAGCATTGTATAGTTTAGCCAAAGCAATAGTAAATGGAGTAACAAATTGGTTTGGAAATAAAACAGGACTTTATGCTAGTGGCGGAATTGTCAATACTCCATTGCAGATAGTTGGAGAAAGAGGGCCAGAATTAGTTTCAATGCCTAGAGGTTCAAGAGTTTATAGCAATGCTGAAAGTCAAAGAATGTCAGGAGGAAACACAATACACGTTCATGTCAACGGTAGAGTAGGTGCTTCTGATTCTGAGATAAGGGATATAGCAAATAAGGTTGCTAGGGAAATTAATTTAAGAATGAATAGAACAGGCACAACAGGAACGGGTTTCTAACATGGCAACAGCAGCAGCGAATAGAGTAATGATTGAATTAAGTAGAAGGTCTTCAGCAGAGCCTCCAGCAGATACGAATACAATTAGCACCAATAGAATATCATTAAACTGTGAATCAATTAGCATAAGCACATCAAAGAGTGCATTTCCTATTGATATACCATTTTCTGGAATAATATCTGGAGAATCTGCTACTATGGTTATGGATTTAGGTGCGGCAAGAAAAGAAGTTACTCTAACAGGTACAATTCACGAACAAGAGATTACTAAGTTCAAAGGTGGTGATGAGGCAGGTTCTAAAACAGTATCTTTAACTTCTTATGAAATTGCACAGTTATTACATTCGTATGTTGATTCTTCCTTTGTACACGAAGACCAAAATCTAAGTAAATTAATATTATTGATTCCTAGTAGGGCCGATAATAATTTTGATTATAGAAGTATAGCAAATGAAACTGCTTCAATTAATGTAAGTAAAGAAACACCATTAGAAGATTTACCGTTAATACCGTTTCATTTTGCAAATAGAAGTTATGATGTAACATCTTGGTCTTTTGGACATACAAAGAAAACATTTGATTATTTTAAAACCACAACTGATGAAATAGAAGGACTTAGAGGCTTTGTTTCTACATTTTCTACTGATATTGCAGGAGCAAGCACTCCACATATTGGATTCAGTATGACGTTTATTCAATCCTCCACATTAGTTTCTGACTTTATTAACACAACATTTTGAGGAGTAAGTATGCCAGGAGTTTTTATTGGAGATACTAAGTCACTAGTATTCCCTGTAATGTGTGATGCTTATCTACAATTAAAATATGCAGATAAGAATGCAAGTACATCAACAAATGTAAACCTTAGACAAGGACTTTGGGGACATAATACCTCCTTTGCTATTGAAGCAATTATTACTCCATATGATGTTAATGGATACGGTTCTTTAACAGGTACAGGAATAAAAGACTCACAAAAGACTCCACCTAGTATTGGAACAAATACTGCAAATCTAACACACTATCAAAGTCAAGATTATTTTACACCTGCTAATAGAAATACACATAAGATGATGTTATTTCATAGTGATGGTTTTGAATTATATTTACAGAATACAACACTTAACAACTTTAATCAACCAGCAGAATACAAATTATGTGCTAAAATAGGCTCTGAAATTGTAGAGTCAGAAAAGATAATTTCGCCATTGGATAGATTATATGGTTACTATGATTCTAGTGGTTTTTATGATGGTATATCTACTAAATTAAAACTATTTGATAGTAGTACGTCTATATCAGGCACTACTGTTACTTGTGAAAGCACTCAATTAATAACAGTAGGAACTGAAATATTTAATTCAAGTGGTGTAAGTCTAGGAACAGTACAATCAGTTCCTTCGTCTACTACTTTTACATTGACTAGTGCTACAAATTATACTAATCTATTATACATATCACAACCAAAGGAAGCAATGTATATTGAAACAATGTACAAGATAACTTGTTGTGTACATATTGATGGGAGTATAAGACTGTTTATCAATAACGTTTTACTTATTGATGAAAAAATTACAATTACTGATTTTAATTTTGGTACTACTGATTGTTATATTGGTCGTGACCCTGATACAAACTATACTCAATTCATGGGAGAAATATTTGAGTTTGCTATGTATAAAACAGCAGAACCTAGTGTTTCTACTACAACATTAAACATTGGATATAATGACATTCTATTTTATTATAGGTTCGGTGATATATAATGGAACGATATGTTTACGTTCTAAACTCTGATAAATATGGTAATGAGAATGTAAATTATACTTATGCAAACAAGGGTAATGCATTTACAGGCAATGTTGCCTTTAAGAACACTTCAGTAAATCCCGTATTAAAATGTACTAATATAAATGCAGAACACAATGGACTATCTGCTAATTTCTTTGAGATTAGAAACACTCACTATGAAGGTGAGATATCTAACGCTAGTCATTCTGCAATTATTAATCGGGTATATCCTAGTACAAATGAAACGAATATAGTAACTGATGCTAAATATGGTAAGAATAGACAACAGACTGTATCGTTTAAAATAAGAACATATTCATCTGAAAGTGCATCAAACAGTTCTTCTCATGCAAATCAATTGCTTGTTGGTACTTCTAGTATAGCAATGGATTTAGAAACGAATGATTATTTTGTTTTAATTAATCCAGAAATAACCCATTCATCATCAGATAAAACACCTACAATTAGACCTCATTTTGCGAAGATAACTAATATTGTTTCATTTGATGAGCATGGTGATGGATTTGAGTTTGAACCTAAATACCCAGAAGCAATAGCAAAAGATACTAACTTTGAAATCTACAAAGGGCCATTAGTAACAGATACTAGTGTAGTTGCTGTAAGTTATGGGCTTCGTGGTGATGGAAATGAAATAGGAACTTCTACTTCAGACGATACTAACTTTGATTTTATTACTGATAAATATGATGCAGGTAGTGAAGTATCAAGACCAACATGGTATTTTTACAATGATAGATTACAAAATACTGACCAATTAGATTACGGAACTAAATATAATTTAACTACTTGTAGGTGTTTTGATTGGACTACCAAAGGAACATTTGCTAGAGTTAATGCAGTACCTCAATATACTTCTAATAGTCAAGCATTGAGTTCTAGTAATTTTACAGGTGTAATAGGACAAAGCGTATATCAAAAATTAAACAATGGAAACTACATATATATGGGTAACGTAGTGTCATATGGTTCTTCAATAATAGGATTAGAATATGCTGTGAATTATATTACATCAACAAACTCTACTTCTGATGATAATATCTATGTGGGTAGAACAATACATCAATCGGTGTTTAGAACAGAAACAGAATACGGAACTGAAATTATTGATTTAGGCACTATGAATCAACATGCTGTTTTAGTTGATAGAATATATGACAAAGATGGTACTATTGGAAGTACAGACAGTCCAACTGATTATGAATCTGGTAGCACTTACACATTTAACCCTGCGAAATGGAAGGATGCTTTTAGAAACGCTAGAAGAAACACAAATGACCGTTCTTCTGCACATGCCTCATACGCTACTGCTAATTCTGTAAATGCTAGACATGCAGATTTATCTGGCCCTAATAGATATACATATTACAAAAAATCACATAAGAAAAACAATGCAGTCAATCCCGTTATGTCTGTAAATGTAAATAATCCTAAGAATAAAATAAGTCAATTTTCAACTACTAATGTATTAGATAATAACGGAATACAATTTTTAAAGATAAAGGAAGATGAAACTTATACTGTAACAAAGGCATTACACACATCTACAACTAAACCAATTAAACTACCATATACAGGGAGTAGCAACTACAATTCTGTTGGCCCTGTTTATCAAATAATATTGAATAATATATACGAAGGTGCTAGAGATTCTAGTAATAACTTAATAGATTATTTACCAACTGTTGATTACAAAACAAATGATGTAATTACTCAGAATACAATACTAAAGGTTGATGATGTTTATTATAGGGTAAGTCAATTGGCAGTAACTCAACCAACCAAACAACAATACATCAATGTGACCCATAAGAAATTGACAAAGGATAAGACTTGGACTACGCTATCTTCACAATCAGATTTGCCTTCTTTTACTAATCAAGACGTTTACATGATGTATTGGAATGGAGGATTAAATACAGAATGTCCTATTGATACAGAAGCAGTCTATGAAACAGTTAGTTCTGTACAAACATTACAAAGGCTCACGATGAACGAAAGTACAATTAGTAAAGAAGACAATAGCCTGTATAAAAAGAAAATGATTTTACTAAATAGAGAGTTTAATGGGTTTGATATTGAATTAGATTATGGTGATAAAAACCATAATCACATAAAATTACTAGGTAGTAAAACATTATATCAACCAACTTCTAGTAGAAAGGACTTCTTATATTACTATCAAGGCGGATATTGTGTTGAAGAAACAGTATTTGATGGTACTGTTGAAGATGTAAACTCTAAGAATGAGAATGGATTGTTTACATATACAGTAAACGGTAGAGATAATACAAGTGTATTACTGAATAATCTAACTAATAAAAATCTACATAAAACTGATGATGTTATTTATTCTACGTTAAATCCCCTTATTACTCCTACAACTACTATAACAAACAAATTAAGCGTAAATGGTAATTTAATCAAATTAGATGGTGTTGATGGTACTATTTTAAACAGAAGTCTATTATTTAGTTCTAGCAATGAACTAATAGGAGAGATAAGTTCACAAAATACTGTTTATAGAGTAGATGGTGATTCTGGATTTGGTAATGTAACCCAACTTACTATATCTGGAATGACTAGCAATACGATAACTACTGGTCTTAAAGTAATAACACCAACAGAAACAAATTATATTACAGGAACAAAAGCAATGTCTGCAAACATTAAACTGACTTCTCATCCTACTGATTTCTCTAGTCTTGGTAGTAACGGTTTAATATTCAATGATGGGAATAAAATAACAATTGCTAATTCTGGATTAACATATTCTAAATTGATTAATACTTCAGCAACAGGTTCTTATGACCAAGATAACACAATAGGCTATGATATTACAGATATTAAATCAATAAGTGAAGGATTAGATTCTAATTTTGCATTAAAACTGAGTAAAGAAAATAGAGCATCAATTGATTATAAAAACATACATTCAGTTTCTAGTATGCATTTTAGCGTGTTGGGTGTTGAAACTTCTAACGATGAAAATACCGCAATAACATTAGCACCTAACTTTCCTGTTGTGTTAGGAAGTCTTGATACAAATACTTCTGATTCTAATTATAGTGATTATGGTTCTGATTTACGCTATTTATATATGGTCAACTCTAACATACCTAACGGTGGATATATACACAAACTAAAGGATTCTCCTACTTCTTACTATACTCCTAAAAGTACATTTAGATATTGGGGGCTTCAAAGGTTTTCAGAAGGTACAATTAAAGAAACTCACGACACTATCTATGATAACAGTAAGAGAACTCAACGAATTACTGCTGCTACACCTATATATAAGATAAATGATATAGGCAGTAAATTAACTCCTACTGATTCTGATATAACTTCTAGATTAACCCCTCATTCTGGTTCTAACGTTTGGACTGGTACTGATATGGGATTAACTGACAGAAAAGCACCTGTTGAATATTGGGATAGTACTGTTAAAACAATTAACTGGTTACAGTTAGAAAACATAGATTACAGGGCTAAGAACTATGAGTTGCTTTCGATAGGAGATATATATCCAGACTCTAAATTAAGATGGAATAACCTACAATATGCAACACATGAGTTGAGCGAATACGGTTTAATTCTAAAGACTAGAGGTAAGAGTGGAGATGCTGTAAATCATCAAAATTACACAGGCAGTAATGAGCAAACAGAATTGCTTGATTCTAATTATGAAAGAGTAGAAATTACTGCTTCAAATAAAACAACAAATCAACTAAAAAGATTTGGTGTTATGCGATTAGTTGAAGCAACTTTTGATTGGCATATGAACCCAATTGATTATGAAAGCGTTGCTGGAAATGATGATTATGATAAGATTACTAATTTTAAGTATCCTAGAATGAAGGTATTGTATAATGCTTTAGTTAATACATATTCTGCGGGTAATTCAGTATCTTTTGATACTATAACAAATGCTTCTGGTAGTAGTGAGGCCAATATGACTTTACAAGGTTCTGATATTATTTATAGAGCAGATGGAACTATACTAGGAGAAGTTCATACAGGAGTTACAGGTGTGACTTCTTTGAGCATTTCTGGTACTCAGATTGTATTATATGGGGCTGCGCCTGTACCTGATGAAAAGGTGTATATTATTAGACAGAAATTATTCAGCACTCTAGCAGATAACGATTTTGGAATTAACACTCTCGGCACAAACCCCTTTAGAATGTTAAATAATTATATTGCTTTACCTAATATTACTAAATCCTATTTTGAGTTTAAATTACTTAAGTCTGATACTCATAAGTTCGATGCACAGAATGTTTTTATTCCTTTGATATCGGATGTTATACACAATGGTACTGGCTATACTTACGCTAATGACTATTACTCTTTATTCCATGAATCACAGGCTTGGGGTGAATCAGTTAGTTGGTACACTCCTTCTAAGGTAATATATGGTTTAGCAAAACCTACAACTGATGTTGCTAATGAAGCATATGATAGAACAGACCCTATACAATATAAAATAGGAAATAAAGGAGATTTATACGGTAAAAGTATAATTATGTTTAAGAATATGAAAAAATCATTCTCTACTCAATCAGAAGATAAGTTTAGTTTAGAGACTTCTGCACCTCTAAGCCCTGGATTGTATGGTACTAATGACGAGTATGAAGACTATGCTGATGATTTAGGATATGCTGATTTAGACCAAATAAGCCCTAATATAACAGTATTTGAAGAATCAGGTGAACAAAACTTTGCTATATGTGGAATGAAAACTGAACGGCACATTTATGCTGCACCTAATGGAGTAGATAAAAATAATTGGACAAGAGAAGACTATCATAGGGACGATGCAACAAATGAAGGTGGTCTATTTCAAGCACAGGCTTTTATCAAACCTAGATTGATTCTCCCGTCTACTAACTCAACTTCTTTCACCTTAACAATGGATGATTCTACTGATAACCTATGGTTAGACTTTGTTCCTAATCTAGAAGGATATTATTTAGTATCAGAAAAGATGGGTAGCAAATACATTCCTAGTTTAGACGTTGATGGGTCAGGCGATATATTACCACATGCAGTTACAGGAAGCCCAGATTATGTCGGTAAAATAATAACACATGCTACTGACAAAACTGGTACTTACACTACACATACCATAACGCTAGACAAAACATTGACTACAAGTAGCGTTGGAACATCATTCAGACTAATGAGAATATCAGAAACTACTTTTGAAGATACACCAGATTATTTTGAAGTAAACAAGATGTTTGATACAGGATTAAAATATACAAGTCTACAACAAAACTTTGTTACTACAATAGAAGATGAAAGCGGGGCAGATGCAGCCGTTTCAGAATCAGGAGATAGTTCGGACGGTTTTGCAGAATACAGAGTATATCAACAAGGACTATACTCGATGTATTTGCTATTAGATATAGATACATTCAACACTTATATTGATAGGAGAACACTAACTGATGCTAAGGCTTTGTTTGCTGATGGAGATTCGTTGAACTGTTATATTACTGATGGTAAGAATAGCCAGGAAAAGAATCTAATCATAACAGAAACCACAGACAATCTAAGGTTTTCATATGATGGAAGTTTGACAGGATATGGAGTTGTATCTTTTGGTGAAACATTTACAATAGAAACTACACATACGCCTAATAATACAGAAGCAGTTGAAGCCTTTATTGGAACTACAATTACCATAGGTACTGATGCTGAACAGGCCATTACAGAAATATTGGAAGAGAACGATATTGATGTTGACCCATCATTAAAGAATATGACATTTACAGGAAACATAGTAGATTCGGATACTTCTGGTACAACCATTACCTTTACTGCAAATCATTCAGGCATTAGTGTAGATGATGTAATCTATAATCAAGACGGTAAGTTAATTGGTAAGGTTACTACTGCTAATTCAGGTACTACTATTGCTGTTAGTAATATATTCTATAAACCAACAAAGAATGATGAAATAACTAAATACGAAAGAAAACCGTTTGTTCTAAGTACCGATTTCAATGAACAGGATTTATTTTCTTCGGTTAACTATTTAGCAGCAAAGAAAGGATTAGATTATACTTTTGAGAATAAGAAAATTAGAATTAAAGACCTAGATAATTATGATTCAAGACGCAGATTCTCCCTACAATATAGGGACGGTGCGAATCTGATATCGGTTGAAAGCAACACTAGCCTTTTTGATAAGGCAAATAAGGTCATAGTGATTGGAGATAACGTAAAGTCGGAAGTTGAAACGCCTAGTAAGATAAATAGAACGATAAAACATTTGGATATTAACATCAAAAACGCAGAGGAAGCAAGGGTAAAGGCACATAATTTATTAGAAATACACCAATCAGGGTTTAGAAAAATAGAGTTAACATTAGAAAGAACAGGATTTGAGTTAATGAAGGCAGGAGATGTGATAACCCTAAACTTCCCTAACCATAACATACCTGCTGATGACTATATCGTGTTTGAGATAGAGAATATTATGTCAACCATATCCAAGATTACAGTCGGTACGTTTAATAAAACAATCGCAGAACGTCTTACTGAGATAGCCCTGAACCAAGACAAGGGGTTCACAGGACTGTTTACTAGAAAGATAAATAAAACATTGACAGGCAAGATGTTAATAGACAACATAGCACCAAAGGAGAAGAGTTTACATCACGCTTTATCATCAACAACAGGAGGGACTTTACTTGGCTTTGATTAGTATTACAACAATAATAGAACTACCAGAGGAAACGGTAACAATAACGGAGGTTAACCTATGATTGTTACACAAGGAAAAAAGAGGGTTGCTCAGTTAATAACGGGACTACAAAGTAACGGAACTACAAAGTTTGTTCACATAAGAGTAGGTAATGGAGGGGATAGTACATCACCCTCACAGACTACATTGGATAATCAAGTAGGTGCAGCAAAAACAGCAACTCCAGATTTAGTAGGTAACACATTAGTTTATACTGTAACATATACAGGAGCAGATATATCATCAAACACTATTTCAGAGATAGGAATATTTGATGCTGCAACTGGTGGTAATATGCTTTCCCGCATTGTATTTGATGACGTAGGGCCACTAACTGCATCAGAATCAATTACATTTACTCTTAGGATTGAGGTGGAATAATGGCGACAAGAACAGACGGTATCAGTACATTAGGAACAGCAAGCAGTCCAACGGGTTTGGTTGACGGTACAGATAGTATTCATACAGGTATTCTGAATGCGTTAAATCAACAGGCAGCAGGTTCTTTTGTAGCGCATGGGTTAGATGTATCTCAATCTGGTGGTAACTTTGTTGTGGATGCTGGAGGATGGTTTGATAGAGGAGAATACAAATCAATATCATCACAAATTACTATTACTGACGACTTAAACTCAAGTGGCTCAAAAGACCATTATGCATTCTTAGTTATACTAAAGGATTCCTCAACTTTAGATTTGAGGACTGCTACACATGCAAGCAACTCAAATGTTGCTAATACTTCTGGTGTTACAAAGGTAGCAAGTTTATCAGAAGGAGATATACCTCTTTGTTTGATTAAGGTTACTTCTGGTGCTAGTGCTGGTGCAAGACCTGTACAATTCTATGGGATAAAGAAACTTAAATCATCATTGTCTATTGGTGAAGATACTGGTTCAGATGGGGATTTTGATGAAAAACTTAAAATCAAATCTGACGGTACTTTTGTTAAGGCAGGTAACACAGGAGTTATTTCTTTTCCTTCTGTTGGTAGTACGGCCTCTACATTACTAAGCACTAACGATAAAGGTATTTCTAACGGCAATGTATTAGAAGCAAATGCAAATGTAGCAGACAATGATTTCCTAAAGGTTGATGGAACAAAAATAGAAGGCAGAACTGCTGCTGAAGTTAAATCAGATTTGAGTCTAGTAAAAGGAGATGTAGGGTTAGGAAGTGTCGATAACACAGCCGACTCAGCAAAGCCAATATCTAGTGCTGCTCAAACTGCTTTAGATTTGAAGGCCACTATTAACAATCCTACTTTTACAGGTACAATAGCAATACCTAATATTGCTAACTTAGAAACAGCAGTAGCAGCCAACACATTAAAAACAGTTAGAACTGATTCAGAAATAAATGCACTTGCACAGGCTAAAGTTGATACTTTAGTTGCTTCTGCTCCTGATGCTTTAAACACATTAAATGAGTTGGCTGCGGCATTAGGAGATGATGCTAGTTTCTCAACTACAACTGCAACTGCTTTAGGTAACAGATTGAGAATAGATATTAATAACCAAAACCTAACTTCTACTCAAAAAACTAATGTTAAAACTAATCTAGCACTAGCAAAAGCAGATGTTGGACTAACTAATGTATTAAATCAAGCACAGATTACAACATTCAAACAAGACGGTATTCCTACATCAACAGCAATAGGAGACCAATGGTATGATACTAATGATAGCAATAAATTATATGTTGCTGAATCAGTAGGTGCAGATGAAATTGCTTCAGGAGAATGGGTGCTAGTAGGGTTCAATAAAACAACTGTTGGATTAAGTGATTTAGATTCATTAGAATCAGGAACAGGAACTAAACTTGCAGGTATAGCAGCCAATGCTACTGTCGGTGCAACTACTGCTCAAGCAAATGCAATTACAGCAAATACCGCAAAAACAGGAATTACAACATCACAAGCAAATGCAATTACAGCAAACACGGCTAAGGTTAGTTTTGCATATGATAGTGCTACTGATTTAGGCACTGGTGGAGATATTGATAATGATTTTATCTCTATATATGATGCTAATGCAAGTGCATATAAAAAGGTAAAAATGAAGGATTTCCTAACTAAAATAACTGCTAATCAATTAGTTAGTGGTGGTAGTGGTACTGGAAGTGTATTCTCTACTTTACCTGCTAGTGGTGCTACTGTTGGAGGGACATTAGGTTCTGGTGGAAATATATTGCTAGAAGATGGTAGCACTAAATTAACTGATGCAACTGCTTTGAATGCAAACACGAATTGGGCTGATGTTGCTGGTACTGCAAATGCTCCAGCAAACAATGCGACAGTTGGTGCTGTATTAGGCAGTAATATATTTGATACGAATGGTTCTACTGCTTTGACTGCTACTCAAGTAAAAAATGAAAACACCACAAAGGCAGACGTAGGGCTAAGTAATGTAGACAATGATTCAACTGCTACGATTAGAGCAGGTACTACAAAGGCCAATGTAGGATTAGGTAATGTTGACAATACTGCTGATTCTGCTAAACCAGTTTCTACTGCACAACAAACAGCGTTAGACGGTAAAGTACCTACAAGCAGAACAATAGCAGGTAGAGCATTATCTAATAACTTAGCAATTAGAGTGAATACTTCATCTGGTAAACTAGAAGTTAATGATGGTTCTAATACAACAACAATTCAAGATACGGCAGGAACACCTGTTGATGTTGTATTCGATAATAGAAAAACAGAGTATGATGAGATTCAAGACGCTAATAGCACTAAACCAGATGATAATGCTACTGTTGGTGCTAGGTTAGGTACTAATCTTAAAGCAGCAGACGGTTCTACAACTCTAGGAGATTCGGATGTAAAGAACG